CTTCTTGCAGATTCTGACGCGAACATTGTTGCAGAGCTTACAAACTGGCTCGGCGAGGAAGATGTAGCCACAAGAAACAACCTTGTCATCACTGCGATGAAGACTGCAACACATACTGTTGCGATCACAGGAATCGATGATTTCAAGGACGCTGTAAATGTGACACTTGGCTCTAAGTTTGCCGGGATTGTGTCCATCGTCACAAATGATGATGGATTTAACTGGCTTGATAAGCTTAAGGTTTCTGCCGGTTCAAACGAGTATCTGTTAAAGCCGAACAAAGATCAGTCAAGCCCTATCAAGTATGAGCTTGCTGTAGGTGCGTCCAGGATTCCTGTAGTGGTTATTCCGAATGAGGTCCTTGCTTCAGTGGCTACCACAGAAGAGGATGTTGTGACATCCGTGGCAGTGCCTTTCTTCATCGGTGCACTCAAAGAGTTCTGCAAGATCTTCGACAGACAGCGTATGAGCATCAAACAGTCTACAGATGCAACAGTCGGAACCGGAAACAATCAGATCAATGCTTTCGAGCAGGATATGACTGTGTTCCGTGCGCTTGATCGTCTTGACTGCAAGGTAAAGGATGATGATGCACTTGTTTACGGCACTCTCACAATTGAACTGGGGGAATGATGACCGCTGCGGAAATTGACACTGACTCGGACGGGATCTTTTCCGAGTCAGAACTTGAAGTCTTGACCATTACCCAGTTAAAGGCACTCGCAGCGGAAAAGGGTTATACGGTAACAAAGAAAACTAAGGCTGATATCATCGAAGAGATCTTGTTACAGCAGTTGTTAGAGACAGCGGATGCGAACAGTGATGGAGAATACTCCGAAGAAGAGCTTACGGCTCTTACACTGGAGGAGATCTTGATGATAGCTGAGGCCAAGGGCTACACCATCACCGAGACCGAAAAGGCGGCAGTGATTACAGAGTTCCTTGCGGCTCAGACGGCAGATGAGACACCGGGAGAAGGTTAAGGAGGTAATGCGGCATGACACCGGCAGAAAAAACAGCGTACGTTACCGCTAAGCTCGGAGATATATGTGATTACCTCCGTATAGATACGGGCGACGATGACACTATAGTGACTCAGGATGCCCTTGCCGCTATCGAATACATTGAGAGTGCTGTAGGAGAGTTCAATCAGGACGATTCTACAGCCATCCTCCTGATGTATGCACTGACGCAGGACTTTTATGATAACCGCGAGCTCATGCAGAGTGAGCAGCAGTTGAAAAAGCGGCAGGAATACACATATCAATCCATCATCTTGCAGTTACGCATGAAATACGAGTCTAAGCAGGAGGAAAGCTGATGAGTCTGGTCAAAGGCATTAATCCGGGAAGGCTTAACCATAAAGTGACTATCATGCGTTATCAGGAAACAGAGGACATCATGGGCAATACCGTGAATGTCCTCTCACCTCTTAAAACCGTATGGGCTGAGATACGTCCCAAACGAGGCACAGAACAGCTTGAGTATTATAAAAATACAAACGAACAGAGCTATAAGATCACCATCAGGCACACTGATGTGACCACGAAAGATGTGATTCAGTACAAAAATCGGCAGTTCCTTATCAATGCGATAGCGAACCCGCTGGAAGACAATTACATCCTGGAACTGCTCTGCACAGAATCCATGGATCATGCTGTAAAAGAGGCAGAACCGGAGGAATCCGAAGAGGCAGCAGGCACAGAAACGCCTGCATCGGAGGATCCTGTCGAGAGCGGAGGTGATAGCCCGTGATAACGTATACTGACGTAGTCGCAGCAGTAAACGCCCTGCTGAAAACCAAATATCCAGAGATAAAGAGATACGGAAGGGAAACAGTCGACAAGGCTGTACCTCCGTATTTTTTTGTAGAACTGGTTCCCGGAAACATTGTCCGGGAATCAAGGAATATGTTCCACAACTCATGCAGCGTAAAGATCACATATAACCCAAAGGTACGTGATGATGCGGATAATCTGACGAAGGTGCAGGAGATTTGGGAACTCTTAGGAATGACCATCAAGATCAATGGCAGGAAGCTATTGGTACTTGACTATGATCATGACTATGCAGGTACCAATAACAACATCCTACAGATAGGATTCCGCCTCGACTGGTATGAATCCACAGAGTACATCGAGGGAGATCTGATCGAACACGTAAGCAATGAGATAACCGTGAAAGGAGATAACTAAATGGCAACATTAACATCGCCAAGCATTACAGTTGCTTTTATCGAAAAAGCAGCATCTGCCATCACAAGAGGTGACAGAGGCATAGTGATGCTCGTTTTGAGAGACGCAAGCATCACAACAACTCCTGATAAGCGCACAATCAGAGATGTGTCAGAAGTTCCGACTACATACTCTGCGGCTAACCAGAAGTACATCAAGGACGCTCTTAAGGGCTATACTACATCACCTCTTAAGGTGCTTGTATATACCATGCCTGTTAAGGCTTCTGGAGACACAGCGGAAGATGAAGCTGAGAAGTACACAGCTATGTTCGCCTATCTTGAGACAGCAAAGTTCCAGTGGCTTGCAATCCCTACCGTAGACACAGACGAAAAGACTTCGGATGTAGTCTCATGGGTAAAGTCACAGCGCAACAACAACGCCAACATGGTAAAGGCTGTCCTTCCTGATGCAAACTCAGCAGACACTGAGGGAATCATTGACTGGGCTGTATCACTTTATACAGTTTCAGGCTCAACAAGGACAGAGGTCACACCGGAAGAGGCTTGCCCTCGCATCGCAGGACTCCTTGCAGGAACAGGTTCCACCATATCTGCAACATACGCACCTCTTAAGGACTTTGACGACGTTGAAAGACTCACAAAGGATGAGAGAAACACTGCAATCGCAGCAGGAAAGCTCATTGCATTTTGGGATGGCGAGAAGGTTAAGCTCGACAGAGCTATCACATCACTCACCACCACAACAGACACAAAGGGCGACAGTTTCAAGAAGATCAAGCTCGTTGAGGACATGGATATGATCAAGACAGATATCCAGAAGACCATCGAGGATGAGTACATTGGCAAGTACGCCAATAGCTATGATAACAAGTGCCTGCTTATCACAGCCATCAACGGCTATTTTATGCAGCTCGCCAATGACGGAATCATCGAAGCAGGTACATGTGAGATAGATATTGATGATCAGAGAGCATACCTTATCAGCAAAGGCAAGAAGGTTGTAATCGATGGCGAAGAGATCGATCCTAACGACCTCACAGATGACCAGGTAAAGGTAGCGAACACAGATTCTCATGTATTCCTCAAGTCCAATGTGACACTCCTGGACGCTATCGAGGACGTATCTATCAAGATTTACGTGTAAGGAGGCAGTATGAGGCAGTTTATATCAAATCAGACTATTAATGGAACATGGGGAGAAGTATGGTTCGATGACGATTATCTCGGAGAGATCGAGTCAGGAAAGGCAACCGTAGACCTCACTTATTCCGATGTGAGTATGGCACGTAAGCTTATCGCCGGAAAGAAGCTTACAAAGGCAGAGGGCAAGGGAAGCCTTAAGCTCCACCATGTAAGGACCAACATCTCGAAGAAGGTTTCTGATGCGGTCAAGACCGGCAGAACACCATCATTTAAGATCATCATGAAGCTTGATGATCCGGATGCTCTCGGAGCAGAGAGAGTAGTTCTCTACGATTGCAAGATTGACAAGATCAATCTCATGGACTGGGAGAACGGTAAGAACACAGAGGAATCATACAACTTCACTTTTGAAGACTGGGATTTCCTCGATTTGATCAAAGCGTAAGTCATATTATCAGGAGGCGTAAATAAATGGCAAAGTTATCAATTCAGACATTGATGAAACTCGACCGTGAAAAGGTCATGGAAGTACCTAGCAAGGAGGTTAAGGCAGTGCATCTGTCAAACCTTCTTGGCGAGGACAGTTATATCACCATAAAGGCATTATCCGGAAATCAGTACATGGATCTCCTTGCTACAGCGAGAAACAAGAAGAATGACCTTGATATGTCAAAGATGTTCAAGGCTCAGTCTCTTATCGTTGTGGAAGGAGTGACAGAACCGTCATTAAAGGACAGCGAACTTCAGGAGCATTTTGGAGCCGCTTCACCTGTGGACCTTGCGCAGATACTCTTCCCAGGTGGAGAACTCACAAGTGTCTTTAATGAGGTGGCAAAGTTATCAGGTTTCGCGAATTCTGATAATTCAGACGATGACCTTGAGGAAGAAGTAAAAAACTGATCGATACTGACGGAGACTTTAATGCCATGTATTACTTGTTTTGTAATCACGACTGGCCTCCGTCAGTTTATTTTGATGCGCACGAAACGGATAAGATAGTGATCAGAGCCTTTATCCAGGAAGAAGCCAAGCACTACGCGGAGATGAAGGAGGATATGAATAAATGACCCGACTTGAGATAACCGGAGTGGATGAACTTGCGGCCGATATGAAAGCGATGATAGATCAGTATCCGGAGGAAGCATCTAAAGCACTGTTTGAGGTGGCTGATAAATTTAACGAGGATGTTAATTCGAAATATCCGGGTAATTATAAAACATCCGGAAAAGAAAGCCTGACACGATGGAAGGTAGAGGGAGCCAAGGAAGGCAACAGCCATTTCGTAACGAGCAGGAACAAAGCACCACATTTCCATCTGGTTGAGAATGGTCATGATAAGTATGACTTCCATGGTCATTACACAGGCGGATGGGTTCCGGGAAAGCATTATGCAGAACGGACGAGAGAAGAATATGAATCGAAATATCCGGAGATGATTGAGAAATCAATCAATCAGCAACTGGATAAACATAATTTATAAATACGCAGGAAAGGAGGGATAAATGGGAAAGAGACAGGTTGATGTCAGATTTAATCTTATTGATGATTTTACTGCCGGATTCCAAAAAACCATGCAGACACTCACAGCAGGAACAAAACAGGCTGTGAAAGCATGGAAAGGCATAGAGAACGCAGGAAAAAGCATTTCGCATGTCGGAGATCAGTTGACGGCAGCAGTTACCCTCCCGATTGCGGCAATGGGCGCAGCATCCTATAAGAATTTCTCAGATGTCGATAAGAACCTCCAGCTTGTAAAAGCAACCATGGGAGATACAGCTTATGCTACAGCTGATCTTTCGAAAGCTCTGGGAGACGCGGCGGCAAATTCAATATTCTCAATGCAGGAAGGCTCTGAGGCACTTGTAAATTTTGCAAGACAGGGCTGGAATGCAAAGGAAGCGGCAGATATGCTTGCTGATTCCATGAATCTTGCAGCAGGAACATCGACAGATATAAGCGTAGTAACATCCGGACTGGGTAATACTCTTAAAGCGTTTGGAGCAACCTCAGAAGAGGCAAGTCACTACGTTGATATGTTCACGGTGGCACAGGCCCAGGCTAATACAAGCACTGAACAGCTCTTTGAAGCTATGTCAGTAGCCGGGCCTATTGCAAAGACTGTAGGATGGGATTTTGAAGATATCGCGACTCTTGTAGGCGCCTTTGGAGACATGAGCATCGAAGCATCTGAAGGTGCTAACGCTCTGAAAACAGGTCTTTCGAGATTGTCCGGAGGAAACAAACAGGCAAATGATGCACTGGAAGCTCTGGGAATAAGTCTCTACGACGATCAGGGACAGATGAAGTCTATGGTGGACGTAATTGAGACATTACAGACGGCATTCGAACCACTGAATCAGCAGGAGCAGATGTTTTACGCATCAAAACTCTTCGGTGCGAACCAGATGAGTAAATGGCTTGCATTGATAAACGGGCCTACAGCGGACGCCCTCGGAAACATGAGAGACAACATCACTGATGCATCCGGAAATGCTCAGAAAGCGGCAGATGCATTGGTAACGCCTCTTGAAAAGCTATCATCGACCTTCGATGTATTTAAGTACAGCGTCGGAAGTGCACTGGCTGATACGGTTGTACCATTTATTGAAAAGGCCACTGAGATGGTGGACGCATTCCGTCAGATGGATCCTGAGCAGCAGAAGAACATCGTCAAGTGGGCAATGATAGCTGCATCGGTAGGCCCTGTGATAGGAATATTCGGCAGAGTTGTATCGACAGTCGGCGTAGTTGGCGGAGCGTTTTCGAAGCTGTTAATGTTTGGCTCAAAGGCAGCAGGCGGATTCAAAGCATTATCCAGTGGAGCAGGACTTGCGAAGGCAGGGCTTGCGGCACTTACATCACCTGCGGCGATTGTTATCGCAGTAGTGGCGGCCATCGGAGTGGTGATTGCATCAGTAGCCACTCACTTCGATACTTTCAAAACCGCTATTGCTAATACGGG